CGCACCTTTCGCCGCGCAGAACTACGGCCAGGAACGGCAGTTGCAGATGGGCGCAGCCGGGGCGCTGGAAGATCAGTATGCGCGCGAGCGGTCGAACCAAATGGCGGCAATCCAGAACGCGCCGGGTATGGCGAACATAGATTGGCAGAATATCAACCAGCTATCCGCCGTAGGCCAGCAGCAGGAAGCAATGGGCCAAGCGCAGTTGTCCGACCAAATCCAGCGGTTCAACTTCGAGCAGACATTGCCGGCGAACAAGTTGGCGGCGTACCAACAGGCGATCAGTGGGAACTACGGCGGCACATCGAGCATCACGCAGCCGACATACCGACCCTCGCCCCTGCAAGGTGCGCTCGGTGGCGGCATGATGGGCGGAAGCCTTGGCATGATGGCTGGCGCTACACAGCCGCAGATGTGGCCCTTGATCGCTGGCGGTGCCGCGATGGGCGCATTAGGTTAGGAGCGGGCGATGGTCTTCCCAAATCCATTGATGAATTATTTGATGCAGCGGCGTGAGCGTCCGGTCCAGGGTGGGCCGCATGGCATGGCCGCGCAATACGGGCAATTATATGGATTGCCGCAAGACAAAACGCTTGCCCTAAATCAGGGGCTGACAATGACCGGCAAGCCCGGCGCACAGCCCAATCAACAGCTTGGGAACCGCCCGCCGATCACGCAAGGCGGACAACAAGGCGGTCAGCAGCCCGCAATGATGCAGGGCATCAACCCCATGGCGGCAGGTCTTGGTGCCGCGGGTTCGGCTTTGTTGGGCGGCATGGGTCCATCGCTCAATCCGGCAAATCAGTCGATGGGCGCGAATTTGGCGAAAGCCTATCAGGCCGGGATGGGCGGATTTAACCAGGCGCGCCAGCAACAGATGCTAAACAAGTTGTTCGGCCAGCAATTCCGAGCGGGCGAGCGCGAGGAAGCTGCGGCGAAGGTTGCGTCGGCACAGGCGGCAAAACAAAAGGCTTTGGTGGATAGTGTTCGCCAACGTGAAAAACTATTGCCCACAGAGCAACAAACTATGATCGGCGGCGTTCCGCTTCACCAATTACCCGACGCATCCATCGCCAAATATTTTGAAGAACAGGCCAAGGTTCCGAAGAAAACGGACTTGCAAAAACTGGCGTTCCAAATCTACCCGAATGATCCGGCTAAACAAGCAAGCTGGATAAGGGACCGAAAAGAACGCCCGGCGACGGGGATGACCCGTACCGCAGGTGGGGAGTGGGAGTACGACAAGAAATATATTAAAGGCCAAGAAGATATAGCGGCAGCGCGCGGCGAAGGCATGGCCCCGAAGTGGGAGACGAAGACGCTTGCGGACGGTTCGCAAATACAGGTTTCAAATTTCGGAGAAAAACGCCCTGCGCCACCAATCCAGTTGACGGTCGGCCAAAGAAAAGTGGACGAAAAGTTCGGTGGAGAATATGCCGAATTTATCGCAGGCGGCGGATTTGCCGATGTTCAAAAGAACATTGGACAGTTAGAGGAGGTTATCCAATCCCTCGACAGCGGGTCGGACACACTTACGGGACCGTTTATGGCGCAGTTGAGCGATACGGCGCTGGCAATTCAGTACCCCGAGGCGTTAAAAATCCGACAGGACGTTGAAGAAGTTGTGCAGCGAAATCTAAGGCTTTTACTTGGTCCGCAATTTACCGCCAGGGAAGGCGAGCAGTTGCTCGCTCGGGCATATAACCCAAAACTGGAAGAAGCTGTAAACTCCAAACGGATCAAGCGGCTTTTGAATACCATTAAGGTTGGGTTTGCCGCCAAGCGGAAGGCCATTGAATATTACGAGGAAAAGGGAACCCTAAAGGGGTTCAAGGGCGCGCATGGAATGACGAAAGGTCAGATAATTCGCATGGCGACACAATCCGATGGTTCGATTTTAGCCGCTGCCAGAGCCGCTATTAAAAACGGTGCCCCCAAGGACGCGGTGATTAAGCGGTTGATAGAAAACGGCCTTAACCCCGAGGATTTGTAAATGGCCGGCAAGGCAAACCTTTTTGACGATCTAGTCCCCGCGAAGGAAGTGCCGGGAGCGGGTAAGCACGTCGGCCCGATCGGAGATTTACCCGAACACGAAAATATATTTGACGACCTGGTTCCGGCTAAAACGAAACAAGCCCCGAAAGACCGATACGTTCCGATGGGGTTTGGTGGCGTACTGACGGAGAAGGGGTATCAACCTGGAATGCAGGAAGTCGGCGAAATCGCCGTCGGCGCTGCGAAGAACCTTCCCGGCAGCGCGGCTAAATTCGCCCACGATTTCGCGCAGGTAATTGTACATCCCATTGACACGGCGACGACGCTAGTGGAACTCGGCAACGGCATCATCCAGCAATTTATCCCCGGCGAGCATCCAGACGAAAAAAAGGCCAAAGCGGTCGGTGAGTTTTTCGTTAAGCGATACGGCAGTATTAAGGGCATAAAAAACACGATGAAAACCGACCCCGTTGGGTTCGCTGCCGACGTTTCCACCATCGCCATGCCTCTCGGCTTAATAGCACGCGCACCCGTCGCGCTTGGCAGAACGTCTCGGATCACGAACGTGGCGGAAAAGACCGGGCGTGGCATTGAGGCTGCGGGACGCGCCATCGACCCTGTCATGTTGACGGCAAAGGGCGTTAAGGCGGCTGCACCGGTGGCGGGTAAGGTGTTGTCGGAATTTCTTGGGTTAACTTCCGGCGTTGGCGGCAAGGCGATTGACCTCGCGTGGAAGTCTGGCAAAAGGGGCGGTGCCGCCAGCGCGAAGTTTTTGGAGCATCTGCGCGACAAGGGGAATGTCAGAACGCTGATTGATGAGGCGTTTTCCGCGATGGATGCCATGCGGACAAAGCGCCGCAATGATTACGTTGCTGGCATGGCGGGAGTTAAGGCCGACAACACCGTTTTGAACTTTCGGAGCATTGACGATGCGATCCGCGACGTGCAAGAGATTGGACATTTTAAGGGCCAAAACATAAACCCGAAGGCTGGCGCGGCGTGGGAAGAAATACTCGAGGCCATTGGAAATTGGAAACAACTCGACCCGTCAGAATTTCACACTGCTGCGGGTCTTGATGCCCTAAAGCAAAAGGTAGGTAACATCGCCAAGGGATATGATTACGGCACGCCGGGACGCGTTGTTGTCGATGCTGTTTATCACAAAATCAAGGATGTAATTAACGAGCAGGCGCCAATCTATGCAGAAATAATGCAAAAGTACGAACAGGCGTCGAAGGAATTGGACGACATTAGTCGCACCCTTTCGGCTAACCCAAAAGCCAGCGTTGACACGATGTTGCGGAAGCTTCAATCGACCATGCGCGACAACGTCAACACGACATATGGTCGCCGAATGGAACTCGCGGAGCAACTTGAAAAAGCGGGTGGAAAAACCCTTCTTCCTGGACTTGCTGGCGAACAATTGGCTACCTGGACCCCGCGCGGCCTGCAAAGAACGATGGCGAGCGGAACCGCTTTAGCCGGCGCTGGCGGGATGGTCCCCGGTGCCGCAGCGGCGTTGCCAGGAATTGCTAATCCTTGGTGGCTTGCTGCAGTGCCTGCACAAATGCCGAGGGTGATTGGCGAGGCGGCGCATCTCGCGGGCCGGGGCGCGTCGGCTGGATCGCGGGCGCTAGAAATGCTTGGCCCGACGCGGTCGAGGGCGGCGGCGCTGGCGCTGTATAACGCTGGTAGAGCAAAGAACCAAGGAAATTAAACATGGCAAAAGACCGCATATCTGAATACGACGCCACGGCGGGCAACAACACGGTCGTCGGCGACGTTGATATCAACGAGGGCAACGCTCCGTCCACGGTGAACAATGCCCTCCGAGAAATCCTTTCGCACCTTGCCGACGCCTACGCTGGCGATGAAGCGTGGGACAGTTTAACCGCTGCGATCACATCCGGATCGACCCAGTCCCAAGCAGGTGCCACCCAGTTAAACACGATAATCAACCAAGTCACAGTTTCCGGCACTGACGGCGACGGCGTAAAACTGCCACCGGCAGTCGCGGGAACTTTCTGCATTATCGCGAATGACGATGCGGCGCAGACCATCCAGGTCTGGCCGGCGACTGACGATAGCGTGGATTCTGAGGCGGCAAATGCCGTTGACCCCTCGACCATAAAGGCGGGCGGCGGGAGAATTTATTATGCTCTCAATGCCACGAACTGGCGCACCATCGCAAATAAAAACGCGGAGGTTTCCACGGCATCCGCGACGGCGGAGGGGCTTGTTGAACTCGCGACCGACGCTGAAACCGTCACGGGTTCGGACACCGCCCGCGCTACCACGCCCGCGAACGTTACGGCGAAAATGGCGGCACCGGGAGCGATTGGCGGCACGACGCCGAGTAGCGGGGCGTTCACGACTGTGACCGCGACCACACCCATCGGAGTCGCAAGCGGCGGTACGGGCGCGACAAGTTTAACAGACGGCGGCGTGTTGCTCGGATCAAACACGGGCGCGGTAACGGCCATGTCCGTTCTTGCTGACGGTGAATTTATTGTTGGCGACGGCACGACCGACCCGGTGGCGGAAAGCGGCGCGACGGCAAGGGCGTCACTCGGCCTCAAGGCTTACTATCCTGAAAACCTGTTAGATAATCCGAACTTTCAGACCGCCCAACGGGCAACGAGCGTTGCATCTGTCGGTAGTGCTGACGGCTATTTCACCGTGGATCGGTGGGGCTTGCTGAATGGTACTTACAGTAGCGCACGTTTTACCATGTCGCAAAACGCCCTGTCGGCTGGCACTGATGAGCCTGCGGATCACGGCCATGCGTTTAGCGCGAAGTTTGACTGCACAACGGATGACGCTTCCCCTGCCGCTGGCGATCGGTGCTATTTCGTGCAGCGCATAGAAGGCTTCAATGTTCAAGTGTTGGCGTATGGTGACGCATCGGCAAAGGCTACAGTTGTCGGATTCTGGCATAAGCATACCAAAACTGGAACTCATGCCGTTGCTCTTTGGCGGGCCGCTGGGGCAGAAAACATCTCTGCTAATTATACCCAATCCGTCACTAATACTTGGGAATACAGCGAGGTCACGTTTGTTGGGAACACAGCCACCGCCCTCGATAACGATAGTTCAAATGAACTGCAACTTGTTTTCGTCATTTACGCAGGGTCGAATTACACAGGCGGGTCTACGGGTACTTGGGCTAACTCGGCACCCAATCAAGCGCCCAGCCAAGTGAACAACGCCGACAGTACAGATAACAATTTTGAAATTGCCGGGCCTAACTTCGTTCCGGCTGCGACTATTGCCGCAGAGCAATTCAAACATGAACCGATTAGCGTCACCTTGGCGAAGTGCTTGCGCTACTTCAACCGGATTGCTGATGGCAATGCTAAACCGATTTGCACTGTTGCTGCTTATACAACACTGAATTGGTATGGCACATATAACTTCCCTGTAACAATGCGGGCCGACCCAACACTAGCGGTAAGCAGTGCGGCTCATTTCAGTATTGTGAATAATAGTGCCCTCACTGTTCCTAGTTCAATCATTTTGAGCCGGACTAACACAAAAACATACTCCTTTAAGCTTGTCACAGCAGCACGAACAGCGGGCCATGCAGGAGACTTTGTAACCAGTAACGCTTCTGCAACGCTCGACCTCGACGCGGAGTTATAAAATGGAATACATCAAACACACAGACAGCGGCTCTGTTACGCATTATAGTTTCAACGAGGGCCGTTCATCGTTTGGTGAAAGCCCCGGCAACACCGACTACGACCGAATGATGCAGGAGGTCGCGGACGGCAAATCGACCATCGTTGATCAGGACGACACGCACGTTCCCACTGTCGATGAGTTGCGCCGGGCCGGATACGGCTCATGGCGGGAACAATTTGACATGCTCTACCACGATCAGGTGGATGGCACCTCCAAGTGGCCAGACCACGTTGCAAAGGTGAAGGCCGACCACCCTAAAAAATAGGAGCCACCGCCATGCGTATTCTAGCAACCGCCTTGATGGCGGTGTTTTTGCCCTCCGTTGCGAACGCGCAGCAATCGTGCGGGCCGTGGCAGCAAATGCGAAATCAGTTGTGGCGCATAGGCGAGGCGCCGTTTGTAGAGGCCTCGGGCAAGGACGGATCGTTGGTTGAAATCTGGCGCTCGTCGCAAGGCGAGACTTGGACTATTACCATAACGGCGCACTACCGGGGCCGGAAAATCCTTTGCATGATCGGAAGCGGCGAGAATATTGAAACCGTAATCTGGAACTTGAATAAGCAAGAGGCGTGATATGCCGAACGATCCAGAGTATAGGCGGCGCAAATATGAAGGCGTGAGCGAAAACGCCTTGCTCAAAGGCGGGGCGCGGCTGGTTGCCCTCATCGGCATCCCGGTCGCTGGATTTTTATTTCTGCAAGTCTGGAACGGGCAAGAGAGTTTGCAAAAAACGATGATTGATGTTGGCAAGGCGGTCGCCGTGATCGCGAACAAGACCGAAAACAACACGGGCGACATTGCCGAACATTCTGAACGTCTTCAATATATCGAGCGGCAGCTTTGGACTAATAATTAAGCCATGCCATCATTCGGAACAACCAGCGCGGCCCGCCTTTCAACTTGCGACCGCCAATTGCAGGAATTGTTTGAAAGAGTGGTTCAAACTTTCGATTGCTCAATCATTTGCGGAACCCGCGACAAGGCCGAACAGGACCGCGTTTTTGCCGAGGGTCTATCAAAGGCAAAATGGCTCGAAAGCCCACACAATTATTCCCCGTCGTTTGCCGTCGATGCGTTACCCTACCCGATTGATTGGGGCGACCGAGAGCGGATGACATATTTTGCGGGATATGTAAAAGCGACCGCCGTTAATATGGCGATCCCGTTGATTTGGGGAGGCGATTGGGATGATGATACCGAAGTGCGAGACAATAAATTTGACGACCTTGTTCATTTTGAACTCGCCAACTGGCGAACCTTGGCCGCTGATAGGCCGCAATCGGAGTGAAGTCTATGGAAATGCTTAAAGGAAAAAAGACCTACATCATCGCGGCGCTGATGGTTCTCGTCGGCGTGATTAACATGGCAACCGGCGATGCGTCTGGAATGGCGATGATTACTGACAACATGGAGGTTCTGCTCGGTTTGGGCCTCGCTGCGCTGCGTGACGGCAGCAACTAGTGTTTAGCGTCGCGTCGATCATTAGCGGCGCTGTGGGGCTTGTCAGGGCGTTCCTAGACCTGTTCCGCAGCGAGAAACTACGCCAAGACGGACGAAACGAAGCGGCGGCGCGTTCTGGTCGTGCCGCCGCGAGAGCAAGGAAAAAGGGCGATGAAATTAGGACGCCTGACGATGCTACTGACGCCGCTCGTCGTCATAACAGGATGCACAAAGACGATTGAAACCGTCTGTCCATCGTTCCCTTGGCCGACCGATCCGGTTATCGACTTTATGCAAGAGGGATCGAAGGCGTCTGGCGCTGTCGGAATGTGGTGGCGCGATGTTATCCGGCATGGAACCGTCTGCGATGAAATTTCCAAGGGCTAACCCTTTGACTATCGGAACCGTTCTCGCTGTTGTCGCTGGCGTGTCTGGCGTTTATGGCTTCGCCGATGATTTTGGAGCGGCCTTCGGGGTATGCTCCCGACTCACACCCGTTGGAACAGGATCGTCCGATAGACAGGCCGCATTAGGCTTTGGATATGGTTGTTTTATCCATTTCATATTTTTTAACATTTTGTTTTCGCGATGCGTAAGACCTTTAGCGTAAAGGTGTTTGCCCTCACCGCGCAAAAGTTTCCAATCAGGATGAACCGCCAATATATCCCTATCCGACTTAGCGCCGCGCACCAATTTACGGGCGCTGGTTCGGTGTAAAATTTCACCGTTGGGCATTTCAAACCCCAAACGTTTTTCCTTTGATTGACCAACATATGTCCACCCAGACGCTTGGTAGACCCCTCCATGATGTCCTACATTTGGGTCTGCGTAGGAAATCAAAAAGGGGGCCGCTGTTCTGGATTTCAACCACTTCACACTGAGTGAAATAATGCGCGACAACGGCAGGGAATATGAAGGAACCCTAGCAAGGCGCTGCAATTCTAAAACCCCTCGCGGCCATATCCCACCGGCTGGAAATCCAAACACGATAGCAGCAAGCACCGCACCGCCGTCGCCAAACAACCCTCCAGGAAGGCGGTCTGCAAAAATATATTCTTTGGTTTGAATATTTGACGGCATTCGCGCTGAATAATGATGGTCCCGAATTAACGGCCACACTTCATCTGGGCTTGCGCTAGTGAATATCATTCCTCACCTGCCAATTCTGCCTTGGTGGGGCATGGGCCGGGTTTAGACGGGGTCCATTCGCACGGCGGGCTATCGCCTCGACAGGCACGAAGATCGGGCCAATAGAGTTTGTCGTCTGGATCGGTGCCGAGATATTTGATGCCGTAGCACCATGATCTATCCGTCCGCTCCCAAAGTTTTTTGAGCCTTACCCTTTCAATTTCCATCGCTGCTATTTCCTCAAGCAACAAGGCCGTTTTGGCGTCCGCAGCTTCGGCATCCGTTGGGCGCACCTTGACGCATTTAGCGCGGATTTGTTCCGCGTTAATATCGACCAAAGCGGTTTTGCATAATTCCATTGTTTCTATCGGCACAGAGGGCTGACCGCCGAATAGAAAAACGACGGCAAAGGCTGGCAGGATTATCGGCTCCATGGTTCATCCCTTGCACTTTTTATATTCCGCCGCCAACAGATCGGCCGAGGCCGGGTCATCCTTGCGGATGCGTTTCAGGGTGGCTTTGTTGTCTTTGAAAAGCTTTTTCCAATCCGGCGCCGTTTCCAGTTCTGCGAGGAACGCCGTGGCGAATTTCTTAGGCGTCAGGCATTGGATCACCAGCGGGTCGGCGTCCAACTCGTATGGCTTGGCCGCTTCTTGAAGGCGCTTATTGGTATCTGGTTCAGTCGTTTCGACGGTCACGCTTTTGTCCACCTTGACGTTCATATCCGCGGTCACTTCTGCGTGATGGCCGAGGTCGTGCTGTTCTTCCAGGGCGATTGCTACGCCAAGGTCTTGCGCCGTATCCATCGGGAGCAATTTCGCGGCTCTGCGGATTGGCGTTTTGAGCATCATGGCTTCGGGGTTTGATTTCCAGACATTGCGGCCTGAATTCACTTCGTCGAGTTCGGCGCGATCCATGAACCGCAGAACGGATGGGAAATGCTTTGAACGATAGACGGCGTATGCGCCGACGATGGCACCGCGTTCGATCTTCGTGCCGTTGCCGTGTTCGTGTTCGATTAACGGGTTGCTGCCGCTGATGTGCTTGAATTTGTCTTTCTCGCGCACCAGGTCGGCGTGGCAGACGAAGGTGCTGCGGGCTGCAAGGGTTATTAGGCCCTGGTAGCCCGCCAGAAGCTGAACACGCCCCGAATAGGGTACTAAGTAGGCTTGGCCGGTAACGCCGTCCACGGGCAACCTCAGGAGACACGCGCCCATTGCAGCGTTGAACAGAGTTTGCCGATTTGCGTCCAAAATCTTCGGGTTTCCCTCTGCCGCGACCATGACAGTTTGCATCATGCGCTCGACCGGCATTGCCCCGGCAAGCGCTTCCTCGAAACGAGGGAACAGCGGCTTAAATTGTTCTGTGAGTGTCGCGAGAGCGTTTGCCATTATCCGGCCTCCATTGTTGATTGCGGCGCGTCTGCGGCGTCGCCAGTTTCAAGTTCTTTCACAGTGACGCGGGTTGAAATCGACGACTTGCGTTTGACTTCGGCCCACTCGGCAATTTCGCCCAAGCGTTCCCCGGCATGGGGGGCGTCCATCTTGCCGTCTGCGAAGTATCGCAAATCGTTTTGCATATCGACCGGCAGTTCGGTGAGCGTTTCTCCGCTTATTGACTTCGACACATTGACGCGGAATTTCGTGCCGTCGTTTGCTTGAACAAACGTCGTCTTGTTGTCTGCCGTCAGCCCAAGCAATTGGGCCTTTAATCCGTCCGCTTGCTTTTTGAAAAGCCCGGTCTTTTTCTGGCACAATTGATAGTCCGCGAATATCTGCGCCGCTTCCTCGTTGGTGCCTAAATCTTGCGGCTTTTCATCTTGCACGGTCGGATATTTCAGCGCCAAAATAGGAAGTTCCTTCGGATCGCCGAACGGGTCCGGTTCGTTGCGTTGCTCGACCTGTTGCCAAAACAGGTGGTTGGCTTCCAGCATGGCCGCAATTACATCGGGGTCCGGTTCGCGCGGGAACACCAGCCATTCATCGCCGCCCATGACATAGACGATAATCGCGCCCCACGTTGTCCCGGCGACGTAGCTTTGCCATTGCCATTGTAATTCGACTTCGATAGGCGGCTGCGGATCGTCGCGGCCCCAAGTGTCCCAAAATCGAAATATGTTCACTAGCTTGCACTCTAAATTTCCCGGCTTGTTCGGACGCGCTGGGTCGTGCGCCATGGCGTCAGGGCGGGCGGACGCCCGAGGATCACTCCGGTGCAGC